TGGCTACAGGCATAATTAGAACAGGTATATATTCAAAGTTCACATGTGACTCAAATGCTGCTCTGTATACAGATCTTGGAGGGACAAGGCTGTATTTCGCTGAGTCTCCTGAACAGCCTACATTTCCATATTGTGTATTCAGCATATTCGATGAAGTGTATGAATTTGAGTTTGTTGAAGAGTTTGAGAATGCCTTCATACAATTTGATTATTACGGCTTGACGGCTAATGAATGTGATGATGGCTTGATAGACATAAAGGCTATGTTTGATTATGCTGCTTTGACTATATCAGGATACACTTGCTTGAAGATGGAAAGAGAATCAGTGTTTGACCCTGAGAAGAATCAACCCGACAATATTTGGAGGGGGAGCGCAAGATATAACCTGCTTATGCAAAAGAATTGATTATGACTAAGGCGAATAACTATACAGCTGCTGATGGGTTCCCAATCAAGATTCTCCACAATCGTGAGTTGATTGATTCAATAGTGACATTCAAGGAGATATTGCCTGTACATGTTCAGTTCATTCCTACAAACAGATGTAATCTCAGTTGTGATTTCTGTAGCTGCTCTAATGAGGATAGAGGCGTTGAGATGAGCCTCCCAAGAGTGAATGAGATGGTGCCGATGCTCAGATCATTAGGAACCCAGTCTGTAACGCTTACAGGTGGTGGTGATCCAATGATGCATAAGAACATCAACTACATCATAGATGCATTCTTAAGGGAGTCTATCAGCGTAGGAATGGTGACTAATGGGACTCTTCTTCATCTTCTTGAGCCGAATGAGATAACATGGTGTAGAATAAGCAACGGTGATAGCAGAGAGTTCACAAACTTGTATAGGAAAAGGCTTGAAAGGGCTATCTCCAAGAATCCTGATATTGATTGGGCATTCAGCCATGTTGTATCGACTGAGCCTAACATTGATGAGATGGTCAGGATAATTGAATTTGCTAATAGCAATGATTTCACCCATGTTAGAATTGTTCCAGACATTACACAGGCTGACAAGATAGACATGAACTTTGTCGAAGCAGAGTTAACACTCAACAAAGAGGTTGGCCTAAGCAAGGTCATATTCCAGCCAAGGAATGAGCCAAAGAAAGGCTCTGACTGCTATATCTGTTACCTGAAACCTATAATAAGCGCTGATGGTAGGATATACACTTGTTGCGGAGCACAATATGCCTTCAACGACAATGATAGGGCTATGCCGGATGAACTATGCTTAGGCACAATTGAAGGCCTTAAGAGCATAATATCAGAAAGCAGTGAGCCTTTTGATGGTAGCATGTGTAAGAAATGTTACTATACATCATATAATACATTGCTTGGGTCTATGATGGCTGATCTTGAACATGTTGAATTCGTATAAGGGGCAAAAATGAAAATGGCGATGAACACTACCTATGATAAGAACCCTGACTACAATAGCAAGTCAGTGAATGCTTTTGGCATTAAGCTTCCAATCATAACTGATTTCTTTAGACATGTTGAAGGGGAGATAATTGATATAGGATGCGGGCAAGGTGACAACATGAGAGAGCTGATCGATTCAGGCAGATCGGTTTATGGCATTGACTTTAGTGAAGTCTGCTGCAAAAAATACCTCTCCGATCTCCCTCATGAATGCTCAAGCATCATAGACTTCTGTTCAGAAGCCAAGGAGTATGATTCTGCTCTTTGTAGTGGTGTGTTAGAGCACATAACCAAGAAAGACCTCAATGAAAACTTGTCTGCTATTAGAAATATAGCATCAAGATTCCTGTTTGGCATAGCCAATCACAGCGATATACAGTTCGGCACCCAACTCCATGTTATACAAGAGGGGCCTGAGTGGTGGGTTAAGAGACTGAAGAAGCATTTCGATGACGTTGAAGTCATAGATCTTTGGGTAGATGGGGCATTCTTTTTCATTAGTTGTAACAGGAAAACAAGGAGACAAAAAACAGAAAGGGGCTAACATGAAACTCAATTTAGGTTGTGGTTATCAAAAGCGCAGTAGTTTCATAAACCTGGATAAGAACCCAGATGTGGAACCAGATCTCATATGCGATGTAACAAAGGGGCTGCCATATGAGGATAATACTGCTGATGAGGTATTGGCGTTTGATTTTCTTGAACATATACCACCTGATAAAGTAACATTTGTTATTGATGAAATCTACAGAGTTTTGAAGCCAGGTGGCCTATTCGAGCATTTTACGCCTAGCACTGATGGTAGAGGGGCATTTGAGCACCCAGACCATGCGAGCTTTTGGAATATAAATTCATGGAAGTACTATGCTAATGGCAACCCTCATAGGAACATGCTAGGCGTAAAGGCTAGATTTTCTGGTGCTAATGAGGATGTTATAACCAGCAACCAAGAAAGAATAATCCATACAAGGGGGAAAATGTATGCAGTCAAAGATGAAAGTTAGCATACTGCTCCCTATTGTAAGGGAAGACAAGGCTGAGAGGTGTATAGAGGCTATCCGTAAGAATGCTGGCATACCAATTGACCAATATGAGATAGTACAAGATGTTGATCATGATAGAATCGGATGTCCCAAGATGGTAAAAAAGTTGGTTGAGATGGCCAGTCATGATCTTGTTATGTTCTTGGGCGATGATACTATTCCTCAAAAAGACTTCATGAAAGAGGCTCTCAAAGTCATGGAGACTCTTCCAGATGGATGGGGCTTAGTTGCTCTTGAAGATGGAATACAAGACCCTAACAGGATTGCTACCCATTGGCTGGCTAGCAAGAAACTTCTACCACTGATAGGTGGCGAGTTCTTCTCAACTGAATACAACCATAACTTCTGCGACCAAGAGCTGACACTTAGATGCAAGGACTTAGGCCGTTATGCACCAGCATATAATGCTGCCCTTGAGCACAAGCATTTCCTGACTGATAGGTCGCTGTTTGACAAGGATTATAAGGATGCTTCAAGTGCCAATGCTATGATGATAGACAGGGATACTTTTGATAGAAGGATCAATGAATATTGGAAGAGTCGCGATATTTGGTTCCTGAAGAAGATACCAAGAATCCTTCACATGTATTGGNGGAGGAATAAGAAGCTATCATTCATGAAGTATCTTACAGCCTACTCATTCTCTAAGCAGAATCCTGATTGGGATATAAGGGTACACTTCCCGAAAACACCATTCATAGGCGAGAACTGGGCCGACAAGACCCAAAAGATGTACAGCTTCAAAGGCATTGACTATTTTGACAAGCTATCAGACATACCAAACCTAGACACTACATGAGGTTGATTTTGAAACTGGCTTTGACTTTAAATCTGATATCCCTGAAGTCTTTAGGTCTGATCTATACAGGATCAAGCTGCTTGAAGACTATGGAGGCTTCTGGTCTGATTTTGATATCATTTTTATCAGGTCTATGAACCACATGGATCTCAATACAATTGAGAATTGTGATATTGATGCTGCTATCTGCTGCCATCATGGTTTGAATCGGATAGGCTTCTTGGGTAGCGCACCAGGCAAGCCGAACTTCTTTTCATCAATCATGGATCTCCACAACTACTATAGGGATAAAGGCCTAGCTGACTTGGATGATTACCAGGCATTTGGTAGGTATCTGTTTGATAATCATTTCATGTATAGTGAAGAGGCAAGACTTCAGCTTCTGAAGAAGGATGGAATATCCGTAGCAAACATTCATATGGATACAGTCTATCCTATACTCAGCCACGAGATGGATAAGATGTATTCAGATGATTTCCCCATACGTGAGAAGACAATCGGTATCCATTGGTATGCTGGTGACCCTAAGACATCTAAGTATGAGAATGATGTAGACTTTCACAATATAGGTGCGTTTGATGACAAAATCATCTTTTCTCTAATGAAAAGTGTTTACATAGGGGAGAAATTAAAGTATAGTATAATCATGCCGTATCACTCTAGGAGTGATCAACTGTATAATACGCTCGTGTCGTTTAAGCATTTCTATGAGGGAAGGGAAGATTATGAGTTAATCATAGTTGAAGACTCTAAGAATGTAGTTGATGACTTGGAGCATAAAAAGCTAATGGATGTTCTAAAGACTTTCAAAGGGATCTTGAATATGAAATTGATTCAAGCCAACGAAGTCAGAACATTCAACCCTGCCCCTTTATACAATCTAGGTTTTGAGTATGCTGAAGGTAAGTTCATCGTACTTACAAGTCCTGAATGCTTCCACGAGAATAACATACTTGATAGGCTTGACAGTGTAATGACGTATCATGATGATATTTATGCTGTATGCTCTTGTAAGCATGTAGGCCTATACCCGAAGAGAATTAAGAAGTTCAGCGATTTCGATTATGCAAGGCTAGGATGGTATCACCATGGTATCCACAAAGACTCAAAGCTGAATTTTCTGTCGGCTATATCAGCATACAACTTTAGGCTTCTGGGTGGCTTCGATGATAGGTTCATGTATGGCATAGACTTTGATGATACTGACTTTAGAGAAAACATCATGAGAAATAACATTAAGATATTGGACTTGGATGATGCGGCTGTTGCTCATCAGAAGCATAGAAAAGACCCTGATATTTTTGATCATGATGAGCAAGGTGAACTGTACTTGAGGAATAAGGCTTTATTTGACAGGAAGAACAGAAGAGAGTTCAAACTTGGTATAGGCCTTCCTCATACTGATAAGACAGTTGGCTCTTATTTCTTTGATTCTTGGGTTGTTATGGAGAAGCCTGGCTTTACATATATGAGGCCTCCATATACTGGATATATAGGAATGGATTTAGCAAGGAACTCGTTGGTGAAGGATGCTTTAGAAAGTGGGTGTTCGCACCTTCTCATGATGGATACAGACCAAGTGTATCCTAGAGATACCATAACAAAACTGCTTTCTCATAACAAGAAAGTGATTGGACCATTGATCCACAGAAGATACCCGCCTTTTGATCCTGTTCTATACAAGGGGAAGTTGGGTGAGTATGCCCATGTTGATGATGAAGCAAGCTACTCTGGAAGGCTGATAGAAGTAGATGCTACAGGCTGTGGGTGTATACTCTATGATATGGATGTTTTTCTTAAGATACAACCACCGTGGTTTGAGACCTATCAGTTGGAGTCCGGTAAATTAGTGGGGGAGGATATAAACTTCTGTGCTAAGCTGAGAGATGCCGGTTTCAAGATCTTCGTTGATACTTCAATAGAGATAGAACATGTGGCCACTATGGGAGTTAATAGGTCCACGCATGAAATCTATAAGAAATCCCATAGGTTTCAGTGGAAGAGAGTTGAAGGGGCTTAACACACAAAAACCTTAAGGAGGGTGTACAATGGCGGTAAAAGTTGGACACTTGGGAAAGGTTGCTCTTGGAACAACTACCATTATTGGTATGGGTACTTGGACTCTCAGCGGGATTACTGCTGATCAGCTAGATGCCTCTGACTTTGGAGACAACTGGATGATTTATGAGTTCGGTATGAAGGACGGAGGCCAAGTAACATTCAATGGCCTTTTGGACCCAGCTGATAGTGGAGGCCAGGAAGCACTTCAACGTGCAAATATGGATAATACTGATCTGACTTCGTTGAGGCTCTACATAGACAGCACGTCATACTATGAGCCATGCCAGACAACGGGTTATTTCTCTGTATTCACCACTTCAAATCAAGATACAATTGCGTCTCATGTGAATATCACTTCATATGACATCAGCACTGATAAGTCTGGTCTGGCTCAGACTTCATTCACTGCTAAGATTTCAGGGCTTATGNTTCTGATTTANTTGAGACGAAATCGTGGGATAGGCTGTGGTTTTGCCTGTTTCTCCACAGCTGAAAGGTTGGTTCCAGCCCCTTACTGGCTTTCCCACGATCAAATATAAGGGGTTAAATCAAATAGTAAAGGGGCTGGTGGATAAAATGAAATTTGATCTAGACAATTTGAATCCAGGTGTGTTCTTTCCGTTTGAAGATGATGATGAGAATGGTGGTGTCGAGATCAGAGTTGCTAATGCTGGTTCGATGGAGATCATAAACAAGGAAACCACCAAGAAGAAAGTTGAGTGGCGCAAGAATCAGCGGGTTGAATATGACATAGTTGATGAGGACAAGAGAAGTTCTATGCTTTGGGACTATGTCATAGTTGGTTGGAAAAACATCAATGATAGCGATGGTGATCCAATAGAATGTACCACAGAGAACAAGATAAAGCTGATGAAAGAGTCCCCTCAATTTTCTATGTTCGTTGGGAGCTGTATTGAGACGCTTTCTGATGAGGCTGAGACAAGAAGTGAGGAACTGGAAAAAAACTAACCGATGTAGTCGAAAGGCTACATGACAAGCCAGATTGCGATACATGTAGACAAACTTGGGAGATGTACGGGAAGGAGCCTCAGTGTGACGAGTGTCTACCTGACATTATGTCCGAAAATGCTGAATCTGTAGCTGTCTATTTGAAAGTCAGGAACCAGCATATAATGGGATTCGGTGGCCCCGTAGATCTAAACTTTACCAGCGTGGATTTTGTTCTCGACATGATGGAGATAGAGGACAAAAAGCATGTGTTTGAAAAAGTCCACCGAATGTACCAGCATTCCCTATCATATACTGCTAAGAAGACTGAATTTGAAAGGCTAGCAGAGATGAATAGGAAGGCAGGGTTACCAAGCAGATGAGAGTCGGTGTAGCACATGTAGATGTTAGGGCAAACATGGCTCGTTGGGAGACAGATCTGTCCCAACTTGAGTCTAAAAGCAAGAAAATCAATAAGCAAGATTGAAGCTCAGTTTGCTAAGATGAATACCGGCATCAACAAAGTCGGCACATCTGCTTCAGGTGCCAGTAAGGGCATGGACAAGCTTACTGGTGCCACAAACCGCCAGAAAAAAATCCCTCCTTACACTTCTCCCACATGTTGCACAAGTTACAGCTGCTTATATGGCCATGCGTGTTGCATGGAGAGGCCTGATATCAGGTATAGGCGTCGGCATAGAGTTTGAAAAGAGAATGTCATTCGTCCAAGCTGTCTCGCGTACAACTGGTAAGGCATTTGATGATCTGAAAGACAAAGCAAGGGAGATGGGCCGTTCAACTGTCTTCACAGCAGTTGAAGCAGCAGATGCATTGAAGTTCCTCTCGATGGCTGGCTTTTCAGCTGCTGAAAGCATGAAATCTCTGAAAGGTGTCCTTGATCTTGCTCTTATTGGTGGCCTTGCTTTAGGCAGAGCGACTGATATTGTCACTGACACCTTAAGAGCAATGAAACTTGAGGTTGATGAGCTTGGCAGGGTGAATGATGTATTCGTTGGGACAATAACAAGGTCTAACACGAATATAGAGCAGATGGGCCAAGCAATGAAGTTTGCTGCCCCTGTAGCCGGTGAGCTTAGTGTGTCTATTGAAGAGCTTGCTGCAATGATAGGGATTCTATCACAATCTGGTATAAAGGCTGGTATTGCTGGTCGGAACATCCAGCAAGCGCTTGTTAGAACAACACAAGCAGTTGATGATCTTGGCCTCAGGGCTGGTTCAACTCTAATCGATGTCCTTAAGAGGCTTAATGTTGAGCAAGACCGACTGACTAAAGCCTATGGTAGGGCTGTTGGCCAAGAAAAGATGGTCAACAAGGTCAGAGAGAGTTTTGGGCTCATATCGTTGAAAAGCATCCTTG